GGGATAAGCGTATAAACCGCCCTGTTCCCAGATGGTTTCCTTAGAGGATCCAACAACAGCGTTGTAACCAAACTTAAAAACAGTTTTATGGAATGATATTTGCCCACGAGCAACTTGAAGCTCGAATGGCTCGCTAGTCCCTACACGGGATATGGAACTTTTCTCAGCCATTCGATAACTCCTTTATGACAGGAATACTGTCACGCTTAAACAGTCTGTCAAATCCAAGTAAACATCTGTGCCAAAGAGGATCCCATTATCTGGAATGTTAACCGAGAATGTATCGGTTGTGCCAAATGAAAGGTCAAGCAGTGCTGTACCGCTTGCGCCCCCATCTTTCAAAACAATCTGTGGGGATCCTGATGTAGCTGTCTTTACCTGAATCTGACGCACACGGGCGCGGCCAGCAAACACTGTGGCGTCTGCTGTTTTAGTTACCGCAAATACATCAGATTGGGACATTGTGTACTCCTATTATGTAAGAGCAGCACCAACGGCAGTTACCCATGCAGCGCCTGTGTTGATCACAATGCAATACTCGTTGTTGCCAGCGCCATTGTCGCTGACCATGTAGACAGTACCGACTGCGACATCACCAAATGCTGGCAAATTTGCGGTTGTTACAACGGGGATTTGGAATCCAGCGTTTGAACGCACTGGTCCTGAAAAAGTAGATAAAGCCATGAGGAACTCCTTGTCTTGGCTAATGTCAGAAAGTTCAAGTGAACTTTACTGTCAAGGTTCATATTCATTATACACAAAGAAAGGGCGGCCCGAAAGCCGCCCAATCAAAAGTTCTGTCTCAAAGCGCTTAAGCGCCCGGAGAACCGTAGACCCCAAGAGGATCTGAAACGCCGAAGCTGTAACGCTCACGGGCTTTGTAGCGGACGTTGCCTGTATCAAAGTCACCATCCATAGATGTTGACATTGGTGTACGGACAAAGTGCTTCATGCCGTTTGGAACATCGGTTGTCAGGAAGAACGCATCATTGTCAGTCAGGTAGTGATTGACACGATAGCCTTCTGGAATCGAACCGTTTGAACGCAGGGCGTTGAGATCGTTATCGGCTGTGCCGACACGCAGTTCTGTCTGTAGCAGACGAGTTGCAACGAACATCAATGCAGGTGGAACGATCAGCTTGCGTGGGCGAGCTGCAATCAACAGGCCACGCTCGTCAGTGAACGCTGCAATGTTGATGACCGCATCTTCCAATGAAGTCTCGTTCAGGTCAACTGCTACGGTTGGACGGTTTGAGTTGTTACCGCCAGCAACAGTTGGGTGCGCTGTGTTGAACAGAGTAACGCCATCACCAGAGGTGAAGGTTGTGAAACCTGTGTTCAGCAGAGACGCAGCTTTAACCTGCTTGGTGTACGCCATGGCGCGAGCCAAAGCTTTTGTGTAGCGAGCTGAGAGAGCGTCATAGAGGTTATCCTCCATAGCTTCTTCTGTCACTGAGAAGCCCATTGCAACCGTTTCGTGGTTGTAACGAGCAGTGAAGGATTCCTGTGCATTGTCGTAAGAAATCGCTGAACCTTCAGGCTTAACTGGCGCAGCGCCAAAACCTGAAAGTTTTACTTCCTCTTCAAAGCTACGCTCTGAAGTTTCAGTTTCGTAAATTTCTGCATGCTCGTTTTCGTATTTTTGGTACTCAAGACCGAACAACGCATTAAGACCGGGCAACAGTTCCTTCAGAAGTTGTGCGCGTGAAATAGCCATCAGTTACACTCCTTATGCTGAACCAGTTGTTGATGTGTGCTGATGGTAATTAAACTTACACACCAGAATTGGGAAAGATGTACCCTTCTCGTCACCCTGATCGCCACCGAGGTAATCGATGATGCGGATTGGGTTCTCAGGATCTGTACCAATCGCAGAGATGTCCAAAGCCACACGGCTGATTTTCAGCGATGTATTTGGCGCAGTTTGAACGAGAACTGAGTTCTTTCCATAGATGTCACCAATGTTGGCTGGCGCACCGTCTGCCTGAATGGCAAAAAGAACACTAGGGTCATCAACTACATATGCCATTGCATCTGACGCAACAAGGTTTGCTGGCCAAAGCTGGCTAAATGTAAGTTGCCCGGTATTCGGGTCTGTGTATTTACAACCCATGAAAACACCAACCATATCAATGGCAGTGGTGTCGTCACCAGTTGCGGACTGCTTTTCGATTGTCGTTGCAGTGCCACCATCTACAAGCTGAACAATATCACCCATGGCAATATTGGTATTGTAGGCGGAAGCAATAGGATACTGGCGGAAAACCTCCAGTGAACCATTATCTAAACGGCCAATCGGGCGCAGACCGAAGGGAGCAGCTACTGAAGACATTTTGTCTCTCCTTCTATTCTACTCGATTTTGTTTCAGTATGCGCCACTTGGTGCATACTACGATATTTTGGTGCTTCGTTCTGGTTTCAGAACTGGCATCCGGGGATCGGATTGACGTAGATAGTTGTTATCAACAGAGTCCATTTGAGTTTTGTTCATCTCAGTATGGGCATCTCTACGGCTTTCGACATATTCGGTTGAGTTCTCGCAAAGTAGCAATCCTCCAACCTCAACATTACCTTCAAATCGGGAATCGATATCAGGCAACACTTGTAATTCTGGATGATCATCTGCCTTGACTGGCGTCCAACCCTCACGAAATTTAGACGAAACATTGGTGTTATCGCTCTGACCCAAAGTAGATGTGCGAACCCAGCGGTAACTTACACCATCGCGTGGTTCGGGATCAGGCAACATTGTTGGTCTTTGCCAAGATTTTTTACGCTCCGTTTTTTCACGGGAGTCGTTTGAGCGTGGGGTTCTATCAGACATTAAGATGCCTCCTTCAAGAGTTGCGCCGCATATTGTTCTGGACTCAGGCCAAGTCGCTTGGCGAGGGCGACCTGCGTTGAGGTAAGTTGCACTCTGCGTGGTTTTTTTGCACTCCGCTTTGCGGGGGCAACCACGGAACCAGTTTGACGAGACCGTGCCACCTCAATGTCTTGTCCGTCAAACTTGTCTGAAAACCGCTTACGAACTGATTCGTCAATGCGGTCATAATACTCTGGGCTGTTGGGGTTAACCCCACTTTTAACTAGGCTTTCATGCAATCCCAATGCATAGCCAGTCATCTCATCATCATTGCCAAACCACTCATTCTGGCTTTGCCAATCAAGAGCAGCGGCGTCAGGCTTCTTAACCTTTGGGGCTGCTGGCTGTGGCGGCGTATAATTTGATTGAACCTGTTGCTGTTCATATTGGTGAACAGGAACATAACTTTCAAGCCGCATCTTGTCAGCTTGCGCTATAGTGAGTGCCTCTTGAGCCTTGATGATTTCATCTGGGTCACCAGACTCATAAGCATTTTTATAATTATATTTTGCACGTTCCATCTCAGCTTCGACCCGGCGCTTTGCCTGATCTTGCAAAACATTCTCACCTTGAGATAATGTCTGTCTTAGCTTTTGGTTTTCCGCGTAAACGCTTTGTGCATATTTTACAGCCTCTTCCCGAAGTCGTGCCGCCTCTTCCTTTGCGCGGCGCTCTTCATGGTACTCCCACTTCATTTGCTTGAAGCGTTTCTGTACGTTTTCGCTGTAGTTTGCTACCTCATCGTCTTCAGGAATTTGCGGGTCAGCATCCTTTGAACGCCTAGCTTTTCCCTTATCTTCTTCTGGGGTATCGTCTACGATTTCCAGCTCAAGTTCTTCTGAAGCATCTAAATCGATTTCAATTTTTTCTTCTGGCTCGTTCATGCTCTTGTATAACCTCTCGGATCAGAGACAACCGCTTCAACGGTGTCATCGTTAATCAAGCGAAACTCTTGTTTCTCAATCTTAAACCGTGTGCCGGAATAAGATCTGAAGATTACAAAGTCGCCTTCTTTGCAGTAAGGACCGTTGGGAAACTTATCCTGATCTCCATAAGCATCAGGGCCAGCTTTCACAACAAAACCAATTACAGATGCTGTCTGCTCTGCATTCTTTAGAGCATCAGGCATATAAATTCCTGAATCGGTTTTTTCCTTAACTTCCAATGGTTTAATTAAGAGCTTGTAACCAGAAGGTTCTGGTATTTTTGATGCGACCTCTTGGCCGACTTCTTTGCTTGCAGAATACATCTGTTTTCCTTGCAGTGATTATAGGTTCACAGTTACCTAGCGGGTCCTACCCGTAAGTCTCCACGTTTACAATATACACTAGGGTTGACGCCCCCGGAAGTCCTTGGGGGCTAATCTTCCTCATAATGTTTTTCGAGGTCCAAGATGTCTCTTTCTATTAGAGCCAAGGCCTCTATCTTGCCAACCATCCTTTGATACTCATCAAAGCTTGTGGCACCTCCACACGCCAGATG